GACGATCATAGTGCGAATGTAAGAAATGCGGGTTACTTCGATTTGCGCTGGGTGATGTACCACTGTCCGCCGATGCAGTGCACGGTGATACCGTCGTAGGAGCGGTCCATCGATGCCGATGCGCTGCCGTCGATGGTGACGGTCGTGTCTGCAGCTGCCGGTCGCAGCGTGAGCGTGCGCTGGTTGCTTAGGTGGTTGCCGGTTTTGAGGCGCACCTCGCGGCCGTCGTTGCCGGCCACTACCGGCAGCCGGAGGGTAGCTGCTGCAGAACCCGAACCGGAGGCGTAGTTGGCGAAAATGAGGTGGTCGTCGCTGTTCACCGTGAAGGTGGCCCCGTCGGTCAACGCCAACGTGCGCGGCTCGTCGTACACGGCACCGCGAATGATGAGATCCGGACGGACGGCGGTCACCGTTGGCAGCGTCAAATTGCCCCGGTCGATGCGCGCCTCGTAGTCGGCCATGACCTTGTACGCCCGCTGCGCCTCCTCGAAGTCCATGGTCTCCGTGGTGTACTGTATGCTCTGCACGTTGACGCCGCTGTACGTGCCGCCCACCCGGTCCAGCGCCAGGCGCACCGCCGAGGCCACGTCGATGACCTGGGTGTAGCTGGTGGAATAGCAGGCTATCTCGATGCTGGCGGTGTCCAGGGAGGATGGCCCGGTCTGCACGTCGCTCGGGTCGTTGCTGCGGATGTTGTACACGATGTAAGGCATGGCCTGCTCCTGGTCCGCAACCTCCGGAAAGATGCGCGTGCTGACCAGCCCTGACACCGTGGCGTCATTGCTTAGCAGGTAGTAGATGGCTTTTCCTATTGTCATTTCATGTAGCGTGAGAACTCTTTCTGCAACTCACCTATAAGCTTCTGCCGCATCGTGGCGTCTACGGATTCCATGGCCCGCTGATGGACCTTGTAGTTTGGGTGACCGGTGCTCTTCCCGCCGAACTGGTCGGGAAAGTCGCCCTGCTCCACGATGTGCGCAAACCAGGCGTCCGCGCTCGCCGCCACCTTCCGCTTCATCGGGTGGTTGGCGCGCGGTCCTGCCAGGATGGTAGGGAATTTCTTGTTGGCTGTCCAGGTGCCCATAGAACGGCGCAGCGTGCCGCGCTCCACCAATACCTCGCTGCCACGCCGGCGGACGTAGATGGTGCGTTTCGCGTCCTTCACCATGGACTGCGCACGGCGCACGTAAATCATGGCAATCTTGCGGTAGGACTTCTGTACCTGCGCCTTGTTCAGCTCGCCGAACTCAACCGCCTTGGCGATGCGCGCCTCGATGTTAGCCAGGCCGTCGATGCGTGCGGTAAACATCACTCGCGAATGGTGCAGGTAAGGCGCAGGCCGTCGTTGCGCCCGATTTCCTGGACGGTCTCGATGTTGTACAACTTGCTGTTGTAGCTCACCCGGTCCTTCGGGCTGACGTCCGCTACCGTCGTGCTGTAGCGGATGAGAAAGTGGACCGGCTGCTTGCTCAGCACCTGCGCGCTTTGTATGCTCTCCGTGCCGCTGCCTTCGCGGTAGATGACGTCCGCCCATACCGTCGCCAGCGTGCCCCACGCGTTTACCCGCTCGCCGTAGGTGTTCGTGGTGGTGGTGGTCCGCTCGATGGTGATGCGGCTGTCCATACGGCCGAACTTCATGACAGGACGCGGTAGGGGTTGACCAGTGCTTCAAGGCCCATCTTCAGGCGGGTGGTGATTGTGCCCTGCACCTCCTCTGTGCGCGCCTCGTACAGGTGGCCCACCAGCAGGCGCACCGCCTGGATGAGCGGCGTGGGAATGGACGCCTCAGGGTAGCCGATGGTCATGTTCACCTGCACCCGGTTGAGGGCATAGTCGTACAGGTCAGGCGGACTGACGAAGCGGATGCGGGCCGGCTTGCTCACCAGGTCGGTGTAGTAGTGCGTGGCGCCGAGGGTGAGCGTGGTTTGGCTGGTCGAGGTGTACGTGATGGAGCTGATGCTCTGCACCGGTCCTACCGGGATAGCCACCGGGTACCAGCTGTCAATGTACCCCACCGCCGTGACGTCGCCGAGGCGGGTGTCTGTGATGCTCTCCACGTAGCTGATGGCCACCTGGCGGAGGGCGGTGATGTACGTGTCCTCGTCGCTGTGATCCACGCGCAGGAATGCCTTAAGAGCTGCCACCGTCACGATGTCGTCGAGCGATGGCGAGCTGGTGATGTTGATGGTCATCATGGCCCGAAAGTACGAAAGCCCGGGGGAGTGCCCCGGGCCTTCGCCTGTGTGGTCGTTGCCTAATTAGGCAGCGTTGATGTCGATGATTTTCGAAAGAGCGCCAGCCTGGCGAACGTCGAAATCGAAGAAGCGGTTGACGTGCAGGACGATCTGCGCGTTGCCGGCAGCGCTGTACGGGTCAACCAACAGGTCGATACCTCCAAAGTAGGCGAGGATGCAGCCCTGCTGGAAGTTACCGAAAAGCATCTGTCCAACTCCCGAGCTGGCGTCCACCAGGTACGGCGTAGCCACTGCCGGGTAACCGTTGAAGGTGTTGCTGGCGAGGTCGTACAGAGCAGAGACAGAAGCCACCTGCGCCAAGTTCTTTGCGAACTTGTAAGCAGAGGGAGACATGACGTACCGTGCAGCTGCGAGGTTTCCACCTGCTGCGAGCACTGCCGATTCCATAGCCACTGCGATGGCAGCGGTCAGGGTCGTCGTACCGTCCGTCGACTGGTTGTCGATGGTTGCACCGTCGAGCGTGTCGAATGCTTTCGTGTCGATGAATGCGTTCATCGCGTTCTGCAACTCCTGCGCGATGACCAGGTCCACTGCTGCGCCGCCCTGGAGGAGGAGCTGCTTGGAGTAGGTGGTCTTCGCAGAAACCCGCTGCGGGCTGAGCGTCAACTCGTCCATCTCGAGGCCAGATGCCGCGTTAGCGTCAACTTCGCCCTCAGCCGTTCCTGCTGCCTTCACAGACACACGCGGGAACTTCACGTTACCGGTGAGGTTGCTCAGCGTGGTCGTGCCCAACTGCTCGATGACAGACGGTGCGCGCAGTGCTTCGATAGCTCCGCCCACGTTCACAGGAACGAATGCGTTGCCGTCAGCAGTTGCGCCGTATGCGCCGGCCGTGAAGTTGTCGGCAGATGCGCGGAGGAGAGCTTTGGTCGGGATAGCCACCTGGCCGAGAACCTGCAAGCCCTGGGCCCGCATCTCACGCTGTGCCTCCTGTGCCCACTCTGCCTCTGCACCCTCCAAGCTGCGGCCGTTAGCTGCAGACATGATAGCGCGCGACAGGCTGAAGTGACCGTTTACGCGCTCGATTTCGCGCTTCTCCGTCGTCGATGCCGTGCCGCTGTAAGCTACGCGAGCGACCATGTTCTCGTGGTCGGCGCGGTGCTTGATGCGCTTGTCCAAAGATTCAACCTCGCCAACCAACCATGCAGCCCGTTGCTCTTCAGCTTCGGTCATGGTGCGGCCTTCTTTCTCGGGATTCTCCACGAGGGCAACGTGCTCCTCGTAGTGCTTGGCGCGGAGCGCCTTCAGTTCGTTCAAGTTCATGGTTCGTGTGTTAACTGGTGCGAATGTAGCACGTTCAAGATTTACGGGTTCAGGAGCTGTAGCCACTGGCGTCTCCTCGATAGCTTCCACAATTTCTTCGGCCACCTCGTCGCCGGGATCGGGCTGAGCGGCAGCCATACGAGCGGCCACCGTCGTCGTTGGGTAAGCCGGGTAAGTGACCGGGCTGACGTCGAGCAGGCTGCCCATCCGCTTGATGGTGCGCAGGTTCTGCTTGCGGTCCCACTCCTCATCCTCGATGGTAAAGGCGAAGCTGGTCTGCGAGATGTCGCCGCGCTTGATGAGCTTGTACAGGTCGCGCCCTTCGGTGGTGTCCGCCAGGCGTGCGGTGTAGCGCAGGCCGTTGTCGTCCACCTCGAGGTCGAGGGTGCCGTTGGTCGTTCGTGCCAGCGGGACGCCGGCATGGTTGATGAGCAGCCGGACGTCGTCCTCCATCACCCCGTCGAACGCTCCGCGAGCGATGCGCTCGTTGAAGTAGCCGAGGTCGGTGACGTCGTCGAACATGGCAGCGTACCCGCTGATGGTCAGGGTGTCGTCGGAGGCCGCACGGACCTCGCTGACGCGCAGTTCGACCGCATCACCGTACTGGCTGCGGACCTCCTGCTCAAATGCTTCCTGTGTTTTCATTTGCTATTTTTTGCGAATATGCGCCAAACTGCTCGAGGGCGATTTGGTTCACCTGGACGGTGTGGATGTCGCCGCCTGCGACAGGGTTCAGGTCTTCTTTGCTTCGCGCCTCGTTGATGCTGATGACGCCGGCCTGCAGCATCTGCTGGTAAAAGTTCGCGCGCGCAGCCATGTCGCCGCGGTACAGGTCGTTCAGGGCGAACTTGGAGTAGATGCGCGGACGGTCGAACGACGGGATGAGCTTGCGGTCAATCTCCTGCTCGATGCGGTTGGCCCACGGCGTCACCGTGTGCTTGGCGAACTGGAGGTTCTGCTGCTCGACGTTGTTGAACGTCGTCTGCGAGGGCAGCTGGACCAGGCTCGGCGGCACGCTGAAAATGCGGCAGATTTCCTCCGCCTGAAACTTGCGCGTTTCGATGAACTGCGCCTCGTCCGGAGAGATGCTGATGCGGTTGTACTTGAAGCCAAACGGCAGCAGCTTCGTGCCGGCTTGCGTCTGCGCCTTGTTCCAGCTCTCCTGGATGACGTCCATCTGCTCCTTCTTCAGCGGCTGGTCCGTCGACAGGATGCCGGTCATCTGCCCGCCACTGCCAAAATACTCCGCCCCGAAATCCTGCGCGGACTTCGCCAGCCCCAGGTTTTCCCGGTGCAGGCGGATGGGCGACATGCGGAACAGGTTGCAGATCTCGAGCATGTTCTCCGTGCGCACCACGCCGTAGTCGCGGACCACATACACCGGCTCGTCGTTTACCACCTTCGCCTCGACGTCGTAGTAGTCCACGATGGTCATGCTGCTGGCGTAGCCACGGCTGTCCCGCTCGATGATGGCGTAGCCCATCCCGTACAGGCAGGCCTGCGCCACGATGGTTTCCCAGAACTCGTAGGCGGTTTGCCGGCTGTTGGGCTCGTACTTGATAAGGTCGTGAGCAGGGTGCGCGTTGGCTACGTCTACCGAGGCGCCGTCCCGGACGTAGACGTCGAGGCCCAAGCTGCTGATGGTGCTTGCAATCTTGTAGACGCAAGCGTACACGGTAGAGATAGCTAACGAGCTTTGCTCGCTGACGTTGGCGCCGCTCCGGGTCATAGCGTAAATGCCCAGCTCCTGCGCGATGGTGGCGCTGTCAAACTTGCCGATGCGGGCCCGCTTCTGCAGCCCCAGACGTTCCCAGATAGTAGCCATGTGCGGTAAAGGTAATCAGAGTGAAATAACGCCCAGGAACTCGTCGAAGCTGCCGCTCGTACGCTCGTGCACGTACTCGTTCATGGCAATGATGGAGGCGATGACGCCATCGACCTTCTTGCTCTCCTTGTAGCTTTCTTTCACCACCCGCTTATTCTCGTTCACGTCCATGTATACCACCGCGCAGCCCATCTGCCAGCGGAGCACCTCGTTGCCGCCGTGGACAATGTTGCCGGACAGCATCTGCATCTCAAACTCTTTCGTCGGGCCGTTCATGGTGGTGATGTTCTGCGCCATCGGGTGCATGACGATGTCCTCCGCCACCAGCTCGCTGACGATGTAGGTGCTGAATCGTGGATCGTAGCCGACGCTGCGCAGGTCGTACTTGGCCGCCGCCTGCACGATGTGCTCCTTGATGTAGCGGTAGTCGGTGCGGTTGCCAGGGA